GAGAGATGCGCGTAAATCTCAGTTGTATCGCCGTACTTGGCCCGTATTTTGTCGTAGTCATTTGGGTAGAGCAGGCCGGCCTGATCCGCTGCAACCATTGCAATTGCCGCAGTGAAGCACTTGCGATGGCCGTTTGGCAGATCAAGCTGATGAAAGTAAGGGGTCGGTAGCCACTCGATTCGCCCCCCTGCCTTCCAGATTTCGTACCAGTCTGCGTTCCGATCCAGTAGATGCTCAGGAAGATCGGCTTGGAGCTGGTTGATTGCTGCGATCTGGTGTGGCGCTGCGGTGTATCGACTGAAAAAATCGGTTAATCGCAACGTCATAGCCAAGAACAGCGGTAACATTATTTCTTATATGTTAGATCAGGCTTAGGAGCAGTAGATATTTGATTGACAATATGCATAGGAAGTAGCACCACCGTGCAAATGAAACACGCCAGCGCTACGTCCACAGCTATTCCAAGGATGTCAGGACGACGGATCACTTGCTGAGGTTCTTGGGCTTCAAAGACTTCACGGTATCGAGAATTAGGGCAACAACACCGTTCTGTTTCAGGTTTGATGCGCCAACCAGCTCGCTGATCAGTGCCACAACGGCCCAGGTGATGGGGCTAGTGAGGATGTCGTCCATGAGATTGCTGTAACTACAAAAAGCTTAGTGCTGGTGTCTGGATCCTTCTATACGTGCCACTGCTGCTTCAAGTTCACGTAATCGGCTAAACACTTCGGCGTCGCGGCTCCTCATGTCGGTATGAAGTACGTCAAGGCGGGTAGCAACGCTGTCGACGGATGCTGTTAGGCGGATTACAGCGTCTCGGCTTTCTACAGCACGTTTTCCGTTATTCGACGCACCCATTGCGGCTACCGTTACTGAGGCCCCCGCAATGGCAGCCAAAATCTCAATCACAGGAGCCACCTAGACACTCATTTCATCATGCCAGCTTCGACCGATCACGATCACGACAAGGAACACACGCCACTCGCCGACTTCGTGCGGTTGGCCGTTCTTTCGTGGTCAATTTTCATGCTCAGCCTCAATTATTTGGGGCATGTCAAAGCAATGGACCCCACGTTTCCGGCTTCACTGCTGACTGGCACGATGGCCTCGTTTGGGGTGAGTGTTGGAAAGGGCGGCAATCAGAAAAAGAAGAGCGATAATACGGATACGGACTCTGCTCAATCTCAACAGAAACGGCCGTGAACAAGTTTCTTCTTGCTGCTGCACTCTTGATCGGTAGTGCAGCCCCCGCCAATGCTGACCTGACTCACAAAATTAGTTCCAGCGTTTCGCTCACCGTTGATGCCGCGGCCAGCGCTGCCACCCGAATCGGGTCCAGTTATTCCGTTACTGGCAACAACATCACCTTGGACACTGCTGGTGGACTTGGCTCCCTGACCCCCGCAAGCGCGGTTGGCTACACCGCTGCCGATTACAGCGTGACCACCCCAGGGGACGCCTTTTCCTTTACTGAAGCGTTCACCGAAGGCGACGCCACCCCCTCCGCTACCACCGTCACTTCAGGAGTTGTTGGATCGCTTCCGGTGCTGGGCAATACGACGACAACAGCAGGGGGTGTCGCGGGTCTGCTTAATGGTTCCATCGCCAGTGATCACGTCATCAGCTTGACCGCTGGTGGTGCTGGCACGAGTGCAGTGGGGCAAATGGTCACTGAAATCAAAATCGACTGATGCGCTGGTTGGCTGGACTGGTGTTATTTGCGGGGGCGGCGTCAGCTGTTCCCGTAGTACCTAACTTCCGTACTGGCACGATGACTTCTCGAACGGAGTCAACGACGCAGGTGACCGAGCAAATCCGCAGCGTAAACTTCGGAACTGGGTATACCTACAGCGCGTCAGGCACAAACGTGCAACACTCTGGGTCAAGCATCGTGCCAGGTGCTTCCGCGACCCAGACTCAAACCATCGACGGCGTTACATCTAGTTGGACCGGACTCGAACTCCAGAACAAGCCGAATTGGTCGATCGTCAACCCAGGCGGTTCCTTCTCATTCGTGGAGCACTATTCCGGGCCAGGCTTAGAGGCCGTCACGGAAATCACCCGTACCACGGTCGTAGAAAGCGTTACGGATACCGTCTCGGTGTTTGGGCCTTAGCGCTACTGCCGCAGCCGGCATTTGCCCAGGCCAACGCCACTGCCAACCCCGTTGCAAACAGCACTGGCTCGGTGACGAACCAAGCCATTCAGATGCTTACGGGTCCCTACCCGACTAATGCTTATGGGCCAGGCATCTCATGCCAAGGACCAACTCTCAACATCTCGCCGTTCGTAACCAAAAGCAATTCCTACGCTCTGCCGTACAGCTCGACAGTTCGTACTCCGTATTACGATCCCACCGACGATGATGAAAACGGCGTACCCGATAACCCAGGAAATATCCTCTATTACCAAGAGCTTCCAAGCGGTCAGAAAAACAACCACGCCCTGAACTTCGGCATCAGCGCCACCGTATCAATTCCGCTCGATGGTGGCTTACAGGAGAGATGCAAAGCCTCTGCCGATACGCACACTGCGCTCCAGCGCCAGCTGCTGGCAAACAAACGGCTGGATTTTGAGCTATCTCGCTTGCGACACTGTGGTGAATTGGCGCAGAAGGGAATCAGCTTCCACCCCAGATCTAAGTTTTACGCCGTTTGCTCGGATGTAGTGCTGGTGCCAAAGCCTGGGCAGGTACTACCTCACCGCCACAAAATCACGGTTTTAGAGTCCGACGTAGATCGCGTATTGCGTGATTCCGGTCCCGCTGAGAGATCCGCCGCTCGAAAACAGACTCAATCTCCTCAGGCAGCCCCCTTATCTGTGCAACCTTTTTCACCGCCTTCTTAACAGTCGGCCTGATCAGTTTGAGGATTAGCTCTCCTGCTGGCTTTGCCACCAAAGCAGAAGTGGAAGCCACCAAGGCGATCGTGGTCGTCGTGACCACCATCTCCACGGAAGGAAGGCCGTCCACCACCTTCTCGATGATCGGTTTTGATAGCGCTGGAATCTCCGTTCTCTGAGGTGTCGTCGCATTTGGTTCGGGTGAACGAAGTGTTGGAGGGACATTAGGAGCAGCGGGCTCCTTGTCGTTGGAGTCGGTGGCCTTTGGTTGTACGGGTGTTGTACGTACAAACTCATTTGGGATGAAGTCCATCGGGTTAAACGATGGGACCTGACCGTGAGGGCAGAACGCGCCAACTCGACCAGGATCATCCTGTAGCAGACTTGGGTTCAGCTTGGCGTCCGGGTGAACTGGAACGCAACCCGGCATCTCGATGATGGGCGGGCCAAGTTCAAGCGTCACAGGTCGAGCATTAGGCAGATTCGGAGCTGCTATTTCGCGGATCTGGGGGATGTGGATCTCAGGGATCTTGGGCATCAGAACGGCATTGCCGGACCAGTTACGTCGGGCATCTTGGGCATTGCGCCTTCAATCTTCTTGTCCATTTCAGCCTCAAGCTGTTCGACCACCTGACCGCCGATGCGTTCCATGCTGTCGTCCATAAGCTTGTCGAACTGCAGGTAGCTAATCACAAGCGCTGCAGTCATGGAACCGCTCAGCAAAAAGCCGGTGACGGCCATGAAGTCAATGATGCTTCTCATTGAGGATTGCCTTTTCGTTGGCGTATGGTTCGACTGTAAGGAAGTCAACGGCGTCCTGCACATAAGGAATAAACCAATCTGGCGGCCAGCAATACCTCCAGTTTTCTGGCTTGATGCACCCAAGCACAACGGTGCGCCATAAGGCCTGCGCATAGTTGCGCGTCACCAAGGCCTGCTCATACAACTGCATAAAAAAGGGCCGCCGAAGCGACCCTTGGTGTTGGTGTACAGCCAGTATGGCGTCAAAAGGTGTACTTGGAGCCCACCTTCAGACCATACGCAACATCGGAACCCTCGAACTTGGAAGCCGAAACCTCTGCGTACAGGTTCATGTGGTCAGAGACCTTGCCGCTCACGCCGGTCTTACCAGCCACGCCCCAATCAGCAGTGCCAGTGCCGGTAGCCAAAGCAGGACCAGCCTGGATGTAGAAAGGACCGGACTCAACGCCCAGGTCAATGTTCAGGGTGCCGCCAAGGCTGGTAGCACCGCTGAAGCCCTGGTTGTACTCAGGGTTCACATAGAACTTGGTCTCTGCTTGAGCAGCAGGGACAAACGCAACGCCCAGAGCAGCGAAGGCGAAAGCAGCAGAAGCAGCTTTGATCATGGCATTAGGTAACCGTGCCAAAAGTTTACCGGGTATCCCACAGTGGGCGGTGAAACTTCTGGACTACTTGCCCTGACCGCGATATTTCTTGCGACCGTGGCTGGCTTTTGAGTGTTGACCCGCACCTTGACGGGTTTTCTTAGGCTTTCCAGGGCGGTGCTCAATCCGCCCCAGTGCAGTCTTCGACTTAACCGCCATCAGTCGCTGTCCTCCAGGACCAGATAGTTGACACCTTCTAATGCTCCTACACGAGCAACCAAGGCGTCGTAAGTAGCTTGGGCAATGCCGGTAGTGGTGACCGTCACGGTGCCGCCGTCATCTGAAACGGTGACCGTGTTCTGAGTCGTGGTGACATTAACGCTGGTCATGTTGTATACCCCTCGGAAACAAAAATAATGCCCTCTAGGTAATACTCCTTAAGCCCAGCGGTATCCGTCAAAAGCACGTCGTAATATGCCTCACTGGGCAACAATTCCGTTTGTGCGTCAGTCAAGCTGATTTTCACCGTGCCAGCAGCACGGTCGGTGTACTCAACGGCAAAATCGGCGTACTTGGTGGTCCGTGGTTTATTCCAGGTTTGCGCCTCGACGGTCCAACCAGTCAAGTCAATCGCAGTGCTGGTGCTGTCTTTGAACTGAAGCGTGACATAGTAATCAGCCCGGCGCTGCAACGTGACGTTGTAAGTACCGGGCTGAACTGCCATTGCTTTAGCGCGTCACCAACATGCTAGCGCCGTTACCAGGGCATACCAGCGGCTTTGGTGGGTGCGCGTTGCTCGTCGATCTGACCCTGGAGGGCGTCTTGGATTTCGGTGACTTTTTCGTCGCCGCCAAGTGCTTCCTTGACCCAGCCGACGACCTGATCTTCAGTCAGGTCAGCAAACGGGATGAGCGTGTCGGGGCGTTCAAAACCAACGCTGCCATAAGCACCACTGGAGTAGGTGCCGTCGTTGGCGTTGACGGTGTAATGCGCGATGAACACAAAACCGTCGTCGGTTTCACGTTCCAGGTTGGCAATCGCCCAGGTGAACGTGGTGGTGGGGGTAGCTTCAGGCATTGGATTAGCCAGGTCTGTTGAAGGTTAGTAGGTCTGCAACCTGTTGGGAATAGCCGGTTGCCCGCATGGGTGAGTAGCGAAGGTGACTACGAGGCGTGGCTTTGGTACACAAAGCGATCCGGGTCGTCGCTTGATTGGTCGTAGACGTACTCCCGGTAATTGCAGCCAGTGCCAACTGGATAGGCAAACGTGGTGAAGTAAGCAGGCACCGTCAACTGCTTTTTGTCTCCAAAACCACCAAGTAGGTGGATTTGTTTTGTTGGGAGTTTTGGCATTAGTGGTAATGGTTACGAGTTGGCAAGACGCTTCATACCAGACGTTTTAACGAGTAGGACTACTCAGCCCACGCAGCGTTAGCAATCGCCACCACTTTCGGGTCTTCACCACTCAGGTCATCACCAGGCTGCAGCACATGACGGTGATAAGCAGAGGACAGCACTTCGCCATCTTCCAGCACTCGGATAGCAGAACGAACTTGGATGGCATTGCTTTCCAGTACTTCAATTTTGTCAACAACGGTTTCTTTAGTAAGAGCCATGTTTAGGAACGTCCTCCAGACGTAACGGGTTTACAAAGGTTCGTAGTTTTGAGCCGTTGCGGGCTGCGCATCAAACAATTCTGTAAGCAAAACCTAGATTTAGGATAAAGGTATTATTTACTTCGCTAGCCTGCAAAGTAGTGGATCCGGTTGCATTATCATTAACATATAGCACAATTGGGTTGTTACCTGGGGGGATGTGTGCAGCTAAAGAGTAAGCGCCCCCGAGCGAAACATTGTCAACTTGGCCAATTGCGACTCCGGTTCTATTCCTATTGGCTGAACCATTAGTAAATGGCAAGCCTTTGATGCTTAGCGCCCCAGAAAGAGCCGAAAGATCAGAAGCATACACATACGCGGTACATGTGACCAAGGATCCAACCTTTACATAAGTACCTGCAGAGTTGGCGTTCATCGTCCCGTCATTCGTGCCATCAGTAACAACTGGAGTCCAAGTCCCCTCCTCATAATCATCCAGCGCGTTAGCAGCAGCCGTGTCGCCGCCAAACTGGATGCCACCAGTGCCAGAGGCAAGGCGAAGATACTTATCGCTGGTAACGCGTAGGATTTCCGAACCATTCGTTGCACAAACAAGCGGTGATGCGTGTGTGCCTGCCCCAGGAGAAGCGTCTAAGTACGCATCAGCATAAACACCGATAGAGTTAGCTTTACCAAACGAGACAAAATGTCCGCCGTACCCGGCTTGGTAATCCGAGTTGTCATTACTAAAGCTAGTTTCGCCAAGGTTCGCTCTTCCTGCAACACCATAAACGCTGTTGTAGTTTTGTGCAGACCCAACTGCCTTGCCGTATACACCTATGCTCTCCTGGTAGGCTTGTGTGCTATTAGGGGAATACCCATATACACCGATGCCGCGTAAGTGACTAAAATGGTCAAAGCTGACATAGCCATAGTAACCATTGGTATTTTTAATTTCGGACCCAATTCCTATCTGCAGGGTATATCTAGCGCCTAACTGATTAACTTTTATGCCATACTGCGGTCCAGTAGCATCATTTGTTGGATAGTTGGACTGACCTACCGTTAAAGCTGCCGAATTAGTTACATTATCGCCGGTTTTTGTAAGAGTAGTTGCTCCGTCACTGCTGATCCTCATCCGCTCCGTCGGAGAAGCCGCCCCATCCGCCGTGGTGGAGAACGCTAAGAAAGTTGGATGGCTACTACCACTTGTCCAAGTTCCACCGTCACGTCTTGCTTGAATCCAAGCCCCTTGATTGCCAGAATTGTCTGCAAAATCAATGTAACCTAAATCAGCGCTGGTGCCCGGCAACTCGCCACGTCGCAGAGATAAATAGCCATAAGATGTTGCACCATTTGCATTTCCTTTAATCTGCAGTAAAGCGGTATTAGCCGAAGTAGACGTGCCAACCAACAACCTGCCCGAGCTATCGATGCGGGCTACCTCACTTGTGTTAATCTTCGCAATGAACGGAGACGTTGCCGCAGCAGAAGTGAAAGTAGTTGTGCCTCCAGACGTATCAACATCTAGACAGTTAACATAAGTTACGGCATCAGTGCTGCGCTGAATGTAAAAGTGACCGTTGAACGCACTGCTTGCGGTGTTAGTACCTGGTCGAATAATGACATCCCCGCCATACTTGTTAGAGTTGACAACGCTAACAGCATTCCCGGCACTTAGTTGTATTAGACCACCATCTGGGCTACCACCGCCAGTGTAAGTGCTACTACCTGCAGTCAACAGAATAGGACCTGGAGTAGCATTCCCACTATTGCCTCCGGTTGAAATATTTATTGAGCCGGATTGTTGGTTTGATGCATCTTCTGTTTTAATATAAATATCGCCAGCTCCGCCGTTGCGCGTTCCAGCAGCGCCCGTAGTTAGCGTAATATCACCACCAATCTGGTCGATGTTTACTACATGCGGAGCAATAGTTAAAGATCCAGACAAATCAGCGGGACCAAAAGTGGAACCAGAAATCTTAAGATCCGTGGTTCTCAGGGTCCCATTGACGTGAATAGTTTCGCCGGGACTGCTGGTCCCCACGCCCAAGCGCCCAGAGCTGTCGATGCGGGCGCGTTCTGTACCGCCGCTGTTTCTAAAAACTGTGCCATTAAATGTATTGCCTACAATCGAGCCTGCTCCATCAATCTTGAAGACAGCTTTTTCGGTCCCGCTTTCATTTGCTGTAATTTCAAATGCAGTGCGCCCGGGATTAGCGCTATCGCCTGGGTAACGCAAATAGGCGGCACGTCTAGTTCCAAGGGAAACATTTCCTCCAATTTCAAGCTGCGCTGTAGGACTTGTCGTAGCAATCCCGACGCGGCCTGAGGAGTCAATAGTCAGCCTGTCATTACTGCCTGGGGAATCAGAATTTGAAATCTTAAACTTATCAGAATCGGAATTATCAACGCCTGCTGTCCAATTAGTTACACCGCCTACTGTAAATACCAGCTTAGGATCTCCAGCGCTGGCGCCATTTACCTGTGCTTCATATCTTGCATGAGCCGTTGACGCTGAAGAGTTGTTGTTTCCTAGAAAATGATTAACCCCTGTTGAGGCACTAGCTTGCGATGAAAATGCTGTCAATGAGCCTGTTACAGCAGACGGGCTAAAATAAAACCCGGAGTCACCAGACGCATAAGTACCCGTCAAACCCAAGCCGACAGTACCTGAGGTGCCAGCAATTTGAGCTTTATAGTTAGGGCTACTAGTCCCCAGACCCAAGCGGCCACTGGAGTCTAGGCGCATACGTTCACTTGGTGAGTTATTGCCGTCACTTGTTGTTAAAAATACCAGCGCACCAGGCATATCATTTGTGCCTGGAGTGCCATCAACTAAACCTTTAATTGATGCGCCGGTAGAATCAACGTCGGTGCCGTCTGCACCTTTGAACATAATCTGACCAATTTCATCGCCGCTTTGGACAATGGTGGTAGAGCCAGCGGAAGATCCTCTTGACTTCCCCAATGAAAGCCGAGGACCAAGAGCGTCTGTTCTGTTTCCAATTATTCGCACAACTGATGCACTGCCTTCCACCTGAAGCCGGTCTGTTGCACCGGATGTGCCAATTCCAATATTCCCACTCGCATTAACAAACAACCGCCCAGCGCCATTAGTCGAGATGGCTACTTGGTTTGCGCCAGGCGAATAGATGCCGGTATTGAGGTCGCCAGTAAAAGCAAACGACGGTGCTGCAGCAGAACCAAGACCGTGAGCGCCTACGCCGTTAACGGTTAAAAGAGCATCTGGCGAAGTAGTGCCAATCCCTACGTTGCCGTCATATTTGATGCGAACAGCTTCGCCGTAAGTACCGGCATTTCTTATTCCAAAAGCTAGGTCTCCATTACCGTTGCCTGTATCAATGCAAGATATATTTGCAACCCCATCGCTAGCTACTCCTTTAGCTCTTAACTCAATGCCTGCGTAAATTCCTGAAGTGGTGTCATAATTTTGTATTTGCAGCCAAGCGTCTCCGCGACTAGCAGATGTATAAACGGTAGAACTATCGTGACGAATGGTTAGCTTGCCTTCAGGCGCAGAAGTCCCAATCCCTACCTTCCCGTCCGATGTGATGCGGAGGCGTTCGGTGTTAGATGTCAAAAAACGAACTGGATGAGCTGTTTGGGAGCCAAGGTATACGTTCGCGCCGTTTGCTTCATATTTGGCGACTGCTGTACCATTAGATAAATTTAGTGCGCAATTGCCACCCGCTGTGAGGGCACTTATTGTAAAAGCTGGGTTTGAAACACCAACACCAACCCTCCCACTCGCATCAACAAACAACCGCCCAGTGCCGCCGGTAGCCAGCGCCAGTCCATTCGCCCCAGTGCTGTACAACCCGGTGTCAGGGTCCGACTCAAATGCAATGCTCGGTGCTGCAGCCGTACCATCAGGCACACCACGCAGCAATTCCTCGATCGTGATCCGCTTGTTCTTATCCGCGTCCGCTGCTTCCGAAATATCGACAATCGGCAAGTAATCGCCCGCTGCAGGCGTGGTAAGTGCCGTCAGCTGCGAAATCTTCCGGTTAGCCACTTTCTAGACGCTTAGGGATCTTCGCCTGATTCTAAGGGCAGTGGCTCTGGAGAAACAAACTCGCCATCGACAAAAATGGCGGTGTGTACCGCCCCAGACGTTTTAACGAGTAGGACTACTCAAGCCCACGCAGCGTTAGCAATCGCCACCACCTTGGCGTCTTCATTGCTCAGATCATCACCAGGCTGCAGCACGTGGCGGTGATAAGCAGAAGACAGCACTTCGCCATCTTCCAGTACTCGAATGCAAGAACGCACTTGGATGGCGTTGCTTTCCAGTACTTCGATTTTGTCAACAACGGTTTCTTTGGTGAGAGCCATTAGGAACGTCCTCCAGACGTAACAGGTTTAGGTTCATAGTTTTTAGCCGTTGCGGGCTGGTTGGTTAGGCGGCAGTATATCCAAAGTTAAATCTATAGCCATCCGAAGCAGCGATTGTTGAGGCATCTATTCTGATAAGTAGGTTTGTAGCTGATGCGTTTACTTCAAATTGATAACTTGAGCTGGCGGTGCCCAATACGTCCTCTTGTACTGTTCCTCCAGTTCTGTACTCTTGATCCCCACCTGACGCTTTTGCCTGAAATGGCAATGGAATTGTGACGCGAGTTCCAACAGGGCTTGCAACCGACTGTACTTCAATTCTGCCGGTGACGTACACGAAAGAGCCTATCTTTGTGTACGAGAGTGCATTTGCTGTACTAAACAGAGATATTGTTCCGCTTGTGTTGGGAGTCATTGTGACCGTAAACACTCCCTCCTCATAATCATCCAGCGCATTAGCCGCTGCGGTGTCACCGTCGAACTGGATTCCGCCACTGCCAGAGGCAAGACGGAGGTAACCGTCCGATGTGATGCGAGCGCGTTCGGTAAAGGTAGAACCATCCGTGCTAGTTCTAAACCTAATGTTAGGGCTAGAGGAGTTGTACTGGTCAATGTTAAAAGAACCAGATGTATTGTCAATTTTTCCCCAAGAGTTTGATGTGCCGCTTCGCCTAATGCGAATGCCAACAGCCGCATTATCTACAGTTCCACTTGCAGACCCAAGATCCAATAGATAACTAGCTGAAGCAGTGCCAATTCCGACGTTGCCTGAGCTGTCGATCACGGCATCTGTCGTAGTACCGTTTGTTGTAAAGTTAAGGCTATCGTTGCTGTGGTTGTAATAAATTAGACCCTTTGTTGTAGAGTCTGCTGCATTTCGGAAGATAATTAACGAGTTTTGGCTATCTGCTGATGGTTGCAGTTGGAGTGCAGGACTGCCCCCGCTCAAATGCAATAGCTGCCCAGGCGTAGAAGTCCCCAGACCCAAGCGACCATTGCCATCAAGCAGCAAGCTATTTGCTGGTGCTGCACCATTCAGTTGAACGGCATCTGTTGTGCCAGCGGTACCAGCGCCTTTGACACGGAATGTGCCGGAGCTGTCGATGCGGGCGCGTTCGGTTCCGGATGTACCGTCTGCCGCTGCCGTGCTAAAGGCCAATGTTGGTCCGCCAATGATAGCTCCAACATTGCTACTAGCTTTTAGGCTGATGAAGGACGGAGAAGTTGTAATTCTTGTAACGGCAACTTCATTGTTTCCAACAGAGTCCCCGAATAAAGCAACTCTTGAACTGCCTCCAGATCTGACGTGCAACAAATTGTTAGGCGAATTAGTGCCAATTCCGACGTTGCCTCCCGATGTGATGCGGAGGCGTTCGGTGTTTACATTGTCAACAACAGGAGAGAGCGCAATGTACCCGTCGCAAGAAGTGCCGACTCCCCAGTTGAACGAATTCTCTCTGCCAAACGTAATTTCGCCGCCATTGGAATTAGCAGTAGATTGCAGCGCTTTAATCTTTACGTTGGTGGCTGCGTTGCTATTTCCGGTGTTCTGGAAGATGACAGCCGCGTCTCCTCCAGTTGCCGGTTCACTTGTGTGAATTAAGGCGCTAGGACTGCTGGTTCCCACACCCAAGCGCCCATTGCTGTCGAGGCGCATCCGCTCAGCAGAACCAGTGTTGTCATAGAACTGCAAGTCACTGCCATTGACTTGAATGTCATACCGGCGATTGGTGTTAAGCATCACCAAACCGGCGATACTGGTATCAGTGGCTTCAATTTTTACTCGTTGCGTGCCAATTCCTTCAATGTGAAGGTGCTCGTCAACTGAAGTAGCCCCAATTCCCACCTTGCCATCGTTTTTGATGGTGGATCGTATTTGATTATTGGTGGAAATATAAAGATCGGTGTTCTCTTTGTTCGTAATATATGTGTAACCGTTGGCATCAACAGAAAACTGAAAACCGTCAGTTGCTCCAACTCCCGTCGCAGAGTTAGCGATTTGAATCGCTGTAACGGAGGTATCACTACTCGCTACTGTTAATTTTTGACCAGGGCTACTAGTCCCCAGACCTAAGCGCCCAGAGTTGTCGATGCGTGCGCGTTCGGCACCCGCCACGTCAATGCTTAACGCAGATGTCTGCCCAACAATTCGAGCCAGGTCTGAGCTAGCTGCGTTGTTCCTGAAGCCAAGTTCACTTCTGCCGTCTGTGGATCTACCAGCAAGAATGACATAAGGAACACCTGTGCCGTTTTGGACTCGTAACGCACCTCCGTCAACATGAAGCTTGTCTCCAGGCGAATTAGTGCCAATTCCGACGTTGCCTGAGTTTTGAATAAACAAAGCCGAAGTAAGCGATCCGCCTGTCGGAAAGACGCTGAAGTTGTAACCAGAGAATGTTTGCTGAGGAGCATCAAAATAAAGATATCCGTTCACTTGGTTTCTGTAAATGTTATAACCTTCCCCTGATTGCTCAATTCGCAAAGCGGAGTCAGCCCCATCCTGGACGATGGTTAATTTTTTGCTTGGGCTACTAGTCCCCAGACCCAAGCGGCCTGAAGAATCTAGGCGCATCATTTCGCCTGTATTATTTGTCCTAAAAGTTAGAGCGTCATTGGCATGAAGATACGCTATGTACCCTCGGCTTTGTGTATTGGCTGCGTTGCGGAAAGAGATTTCTGAGGTTTCAGTATCAGCGTTAGGCTTCAAATACAAAGAGGGGTTGGACCCGCTGATCTGAAACTCTGCAGCACTACTTGCTTCCCCAATGCCCACCCGCCCACTGCTATCAATAAACAACCTGCCAGTACCAGCCGTCGAAATTGCAAGCTGATCGGCACCAGGGCGATAAATACCAGTATTGGGGTCACCGTCAAACGCAATGCCGGGCAGTGCTTCTGTGCCCGCACCAGCGTTCTCCATCAAGTCAGCAATGCTGACCTTCTTCGTCTCGTCGGCGCCTACATCAACAATGGCGAGGACATCTGTAGAAGCTGGATTCGTCGAAGCATTCAGATCCGTGATCTTGATGTTGGCCATTGAAGCTGCTCCAGTACGGAAATTTTAGGCGTGGCTTAGGTCTTGATACAAGCCAGCAGCGCTATGTTGCGAGGACGAGTTTCCGTGTCGCCGCCGATGATGCTGTGGCTGTGCGCACCAGCTGAGCCTGTATTGGCGGCTGTAA